TTTATAATATAACTTTTTAAGATTATTTGTATTAGACATTGACATAGGATAATCAGCACTTGTACTAGAGCTTATAGAATTAACATTATCAAAAGAATGTAATGCAGTTTTTATATCGATAACTTTTCGTTCTTCGATTTTTGAACTACAATTACTCACAAATAATGATTGATAAGATTCTATAGCTTTAGAAACTAAATCGTAACTTATTTCAGGTGGAACTTTACCATACTTATTAAAAGCTTTTAAAAGTGGATCTATTAATTCTCCATCTTCTGAATAAAAAGGTCTTATTTTCGCAGGTAATGATTTGACTATATTATATGGTGACGGTAATCTACCAAATAATAATGATTTCCTTATTTCAGATTTATATACTTCCATAGGAACCATATCACTAGAAACAGTAAAAATAGGTGTTAAACTACTTTGATTTTCATAAGTTTCTACTGGGGTTAAATAATCAGGTATTTCTTCATCAGTAAAAGCAAAGTTTTCAGGAAATAATTCATCTATCAAACTATTCAACATTTCTTGCGATAAATAGACGCCAAAACCATAACCACTGCCTCCAGCAACATGAATTCCTGAAATCACCCTATTTTCATAATTACAATCATAGGGTATAACAATGGATCCACAATCACCTTTAGCTCCATCAAAGTTATACATTAAAGTATCTCTAAGCTGGTATGAAGTTCTATTATCTATCCAATCAGCTGCTATATCAGTGAAACCTCTATTAAAAGAGACTTGAGTATATACGCTACGTAATTGTACCAACTCATCTTTGGGACGATGCGAACCTATAACTAAACCTTTAAAACTAGTAGTTCTAAAAAGATGATTAAAGTCAGCTTCTTTCAAGAAAGAAGAAATACAACCGACAGACATAGCTTGTGCAGATCTTAATTTGAATAAACAAATATCAGAATCTCCAGCAGATTCAGTGGTATAGAAAGAACTCAAAAACTCTTCCATTGAGACACTCAATCTAGATCTAGCAGTTGTGGTAGTAATTACTACTGTAGCTCCTAAATAACCGG